TGTTCTTGATTTGCATTTTCTTCAACTTCTGCATCCAATACTTCTTTGCGTTGACGTTGTTCAGATTCTTTAATTTGATTTGATAAAAGACTAGCGTCATCCGTGCTGTTTAAAATCTTTTTACATGCACGGTTTATTACAGTCTTTTTAGCCATTTCTTGAGGGAATCTTCTGTGTGTACCGTCTTCTTTAAATACACCGTTATAAACCATTTGTGATTGCTTCCACGCTTCTTCAATCTCTTCAAATGTCATGATTTCAGTGTAATTTCTACTTTCATCTTTAAATACAACTGTTGCATATGCACCGATAATGTTTTGTGTGTTTCTGTTACCAAAAGACTGTGTATGTTCAAGTTCAACAATTTTTCCGTTTTTAGTTTTATACTTAACTTCGTCACCTTCAAATATGACTTCTGCATTAATTTCTTCTGCGCCTGCTACACGTTTAGTTACTGCCATTGTTCCGTGGTAACTTCTTTGGAATTGAACCTTATCGCCATACATAATGAAATAGCCTTGATTCTTAGCAGGATTTAAACCTTGTACAACCATGTCCATTAAGGCGTTTGCTATGCTGGTTGAAGTTGCAAATTCCAGCGCTGGTTTATAACCATCTTTTTTAGATCCTTTTAATTCTTGCAGTTGTAACATTGCTGACTTCATTGCATTCTCAGGCGAATAGTTTGCAGGAAACTGTAAATCTCCTTGTGCTTCTAATGTCTTAACTCTAGATAGAACGTTGTCGCCCATTTTATTGTTTTTTAATAGTAATTCATTCGTCATTTTATATAGTCTCCATTCTTAATTTTTTATCTTGTTCATTTACTATCAATTGAATTTGTTGTGATTCTGTTTTGATAAGCTCTGTTACTGATTCAGCATTATCAATAAATATTGGCGCTGTAACTTTAAAATGTTTTGATAGTGTGTTGATGATATCTAAGCCAACATTAATTCTTGAGGCGTTATTTAAACCGCTGTCATACTCGACACCATTAACCGTTGTTGAACATGTTTCTTCTAATTCGCCGTTAACTAAGGTATTGAATAGCTTAAATTCAGCAATATCAAATTCGTTATTGATGTTTTCAGTAAGCATTTTGACTTTTGTTGTTGTAAATTCTTTTAAGATATAAAGGTCATGTGAATACTTTTCTTTTTCATCCAATAATCTGTCTTCTTCATTTCTTAATTCAGAAATAACATCATCTAGATGTTTATTTGATTTTTCGATTGATATTGACACTTCAATTTCTGATTTTTCTTGAGTAAGTTCGCTTATTTTGTCATCTATTCCTGAAACTTTATCTTGAATAGTTTTCCTGATGTTAGAGCGTTTTTGATTAATCTCATTTATCTCTAACATTACTGCTTTGTATTCGTCAGTTTGCGTAACGTCAACGTGAGTTATTTTCAACTTATTAATTTTGTTTTGTATTCTTGCTGAACGCTCTTCTGCTTCGTTGATTTTAATTTGTAAATTATTGTTGTCATCCTCTAATTTCTCGATAATTGGCTTTATTTTCTTGCCCTCTGAAATAATGTGATTGATAGATGTTTGTATTGTTTCTAATTCTTTCGATTTGTTTGCATTGAATTTCTGCAATGCTTTTTCTCTTACCTCACTCACTTGTTCAGCTGGTAACTGTTGACCACAACAACTACATACATTGTCATCAAGATATTCAAATTTTTGATTTTTAGCTTTTTCTAAATCACTTTTTAATCCTTTATGATTTTCTAATAATTGATTACGTCGATTTTCTTCATGTGTAATTTGTTGTTTGTTTTGCTTTAATCTTGTTTTAAGATTCGCAACCGTTCCATTTTCAACGTGTAGCTCATTTGTTAAAGCATGTATTTTGTTCTCATTACTGGCGCTATTATTAGCTTCTATGCGCTTCAATTCTGATTGTTTATCAGCTAATTGGTTACGCAAATTAATTTCTTCTGCACCGTTTTGAATATCTATACGCTCATTTTCAAGTTGCTCAATTTCTTGTTTTATGATTGTGTGTCTATCATTATCGAATTCCGGTACATCCTGCTTATTTTGTTGCGTTTGGTTAATACGTATCGGAATATCTTTGATATCTTTGTTAATCTGTTTTATCTTGTCTGTAAGAATCTTTTTCTTTGTTTCAATTTCGTGATCTCCAAGAATATTATTTAGTTCTTTAAAATCATCATTTGTTTTAATGACATCCTCATCATTGATTGGTTTAGCGATTTCAAACAACAAACTTCTTCGTTTCTTCCAATCTAGTAAGTTAAATGCTTGAGGGTTCGTAATTAACTTGAATACATCTTCATCAATCAGTTCATCAATACGAGCTTTATAATCCTTTACTTTTATTGATTCATCATTGATATATTGTTTCTTCGTTCGACTTCGTGAGTATTCCTTGCGATTCGTTTTTTGATTTATTGTGTACTTAGGATGTGACTCTTTTTTAAAAGTCGTAATTTTTCCGTCGATTTCAAATTCTGCGAAAACAGTCGGAATTAACTCATAATTTTCTTCGTTTTTTTCGTTTAAAGGTACAGGGTTAAATGATTTGGTTGAACCGTCTAAACCCTTATCGAAAAGCAGCCATTGTAATGCGGTTGCTGTTGTAGTCTTGCCAGTCGCATTATTGCCGTATATTTTTGCATCTTTACCGTCAAAGTTAAATTTTTCTTCTTTGATTCCAGCAAAGTTCGATATAGTTAACTTATTTATTTTCATATCTTTCCTCATGCTCCTTTTTTAATCTTCCGATGACCTCTTAGCACCTCGATAATTAAATTTTTTATTCGTTCATGGCTGTCTGGATTGATTTCATGTATCTGCACAAGCTTATTGTTTGTTTTGTAACTGTCGTGATAGTGCAAGAAATTAATCGATAAGTATCCGTGATGATTACGTTCAATTTCCAATAATGCTCGTTGGTTTGACAAAGTATATTCGTCGAATAACGTCTTAAAAATATTCAATATATTTCTTTCTGTATCTCTCATGCTTATACCTACCATTTCATGACTAAGTTAATTAGTCTGTCCTGTTCATCTGTGTTATTTTCAATCCATTCATAAATACTTTGTTTCAAAATATCTAAAGCTGTGTATAGATCGTTCTCGTCAGAAACTAGTAGCCCGTCAATTGAATTTCCTTCATGATCTAAAACGACTATTTCGACACTATATGCTCGCTTCTTAACTCTTAATTGAAAATCAAAGCCATCTACATTAAATATTTTTCGACATACGTCACCCGTTTTGTAATACATTGTTTTAGTCCTCCTTGTCGTCATCTATACCGAGAATTTTTTGTGATTTACACATTTGGAGAACATTGACAATATCTTTATAACTCTTAGTGCTATCCAATAAGTAAGCAAGATCAAAAGTATGACCAATCACAGAACTTGAACCTGCTAAATAATCTCCGTCGATAACTCCTATTGATGAGAAAAGCAAAATATCAAATTTACTTTCTCCCTTAATTTCTTTCGCTAATTCATACAATTCTGCCGTTTTTTCAGATAATAAGTCTTTTATTTCTTCCTGCGTCATGTCTTTATAATTTTTAGTCATGGTTGACTTCCTCCGTTTTTCGTTTTATATTTAACTTGAATTTTATTTCTTAAATGTTTGTTACTGTTACTTGTTGGCGCAAGTAGCAGTTTTTTTATTCTTCATAAAAGTATTCCTTATAGAATATGAATGTTGCGATACTTGCGAATCCTGCAATTGACCATGCTGTAGTGAAGTATAGAAACGGCATAAGTACAATCGCTAAGACTGTGAAGCATAGTACTGCTACTAGGTAGCTTTTATAAGTTTTACTCATTTGTTGTGCCCTCCTTTGTAAATCTCATTAAAATGTTCATCTACAAACTTATGCATCCTTCTTGCGTTAAACCTCCAACGATTAAAATTCTCATCAGGATAATGTACGATACCTTGTGCTCTTAACTCTTTTTCGAGTCTAGGGTGAAATAATAACCTGTCTTTGATTGTTTCATCAGATGCAATTTTTAATTTCTTCTTTAAGTCGCTCATGTTCCATACAGGGTCTAATGAGTAAGCTATTAACTCTTCATATTCATCTTTTGTGATAAGCACGTGTGTTTCAGGTATTGGAACTGTTACGTTTAAAATATGTGGCATTTCTATCTTTCCTTTCGTGTATAATGTTGTTATCAACCTAAGGTAGTGATAAGTATGAAATTAGATCATGATTGTGTTAGACATCTTTTGTTAGAAATTGAAACTAATAAAAAGATTGGTGAACCGCTCACCGAATACAATTTCAAAGATAATGTTGTATTTGGAAAATATGATTTTGAAACTGTAATGTATGCATTATTAAAACTGGAAGAAGCAAAGTATGTTAGTGTTAAATTCGGTTGGGAAGATGGACATATTTATGGTTATACAATTAACGATATAACTTGGTCAGGGCATGAATTTTTAGATAATATCCGAGACAATCACACTTGGAAAGAAGTTAAAAAAGTCGCAAACAAAACCACTAGTATGTCCGTAACATTGCTAAGCAAATTAGCTTTTAATTATCTAACACAAAAATTTAATCTAACTTAAATTCTTTTCCATCTATTAATCCATAAAAGTTATTTTTTAAATGCGGATGTCTTTCAAGCGTCATTTCAATAAAACGCTGGTCTATCATTAAGTCGTAGCCATCGTTGTATTGAATATTAACGGGTCGTCTATTACCTTCTTCGTCATAGTAGTAATAGATGACTTTTTTGTTTTGAGCTTGCATTGTTCGTTCCTCCTATTAAGATGTTTGTTTTTCTCCTAAAAACTTATTAACAAAGTATTGTTGTCCTTTGCCTGTTACTTTTGGCGTCTTACTAATTGATGTGTGACCGTCCGAATGTGTGATTGATGTTTCTTTAATTTCGAATAACTCACGTTCCATTGAATACTGTGTAGGCATGTTATAATCCACACCCTTGCGTTTAATAAGGAATCCGTTTTGACGTAACCACTCAAACAATCTGCGTTGCCCGATGTTTATACCGTTTTGTTTAATGATCTTTGCTAACTCTCCAACTAAAATTGATGTCTTAGTAGTAGCTACTGCATCTGCAAATACAATTTTTGGTTTATCACGTTCAATCTTTGTTTCTAATTGATTGATTGTGTTGTTAGCAATTTTTAAAGCACGTTGCATAATCATTTCTGGGCTATTCCAAGCTTTTTCAACTTGGATGAAATACTCTCTAAAATCAAAACCCTTTTCTGTACCTGACATCATCGCAACATGTTTAGCTACATCAAGTGTTAAAGCATAATCTTCTAGTTGTCTTACAGCTCCGTTATTAACAACCGTACTTGTAAGTACACTTGTAAAATCCCTATTTTCTTTGAAATGCTTCAAGTTAATTTCTGCCCAAGCGCTAAAACGCTTTTTAACTTCCAAAGCTTTATATAACTCTCTTGCACTTATTGCGATTTCTCCATTTTCTTTTTCTTGTATGTTGAACATTTCGCCGATGTTCGATTTTGTTTTTAATGCTTGCATATTGTTTATGCTCCTTTCGTGTATAATGTTGTTATCAACCTAAGGAGGTGATAAGTATGAAACTTCTAGTTACTTTAAAGGATGGTTCAAAAAAACATGTTTCGGATTTAAAGAAAATTGTTTTTCCAGGATATGAAGGAATTGAAACTGTTACAAAAGAGGAAATCGAAACATTTTTTCTAGACCCTACTAAAACTTATGTGTTTGTTGGATCTCAAACTCTAAGTGTGGAGGCAGGGCAAATCCTTACCGTTGAATTTAGCTAACCTTTTTCAACAACTCTGCAACTGCTCGCAACAGTTCAGGGTTGTTGTTTCTTTCTAAACAGTAACTAGCATGCTTGAGTAATTTGAGTTTTAATTTATTTTTTTCTTTCGCAATTCTAAATTTTTGTAACATTTGTTGTTCCTCCTTTATTCGAAATCATCGATAGTTAATTCTGAAACTCTCTTTTCATAGATGTATAAATAATAGTTTTTGATTTCTCGATAAACTTTTGCTGCTAGGTTGTATTCACTTTCACTCAAGTCTGAATTAAGTGTCACTCCAAAAATTGATAATGTTAATTTTCTAATATGGTCATGAACATCTTGTACATAAGCTTTTTGATGAATTGATTCGAAGCCATGCTGATACTTTTTTAGCGGAATCGGATGATTGAGCTTCCTCAATCTTCCTAGCGACAAATCTTTTGCGAAATTGAGTTTTTTATTGATTTCTTCTAAATCGTCATTATTGATTCTTACTTTACTGAAAATTGCACCTGAGCTGATTGGTTTCTCGCCTTTTATAGCATTTCTAACTTCTTTCGCTATAATTTCTTTCAACTCTTCTTTGGTTAATGTGATTTGTTCCATAGTTTCCTCCTGTTACGACATTTGTACAGGTTTCTGTACATTTTGTTCAAAA